AAGGATCAGTTTTAATTGTTTGCGTAACTGATTGCATATCAGTAATAAAATCATTTTCTAATTTCAATGCTTCTGCTTGATTTTGTAGAGCATTTTCTTTTACTTTTTGTTCAACAACAGTTTTTGTTATTGGTGCTAATGCACTAGCAAGGTTTTGATTTAAACCCATTTTAAGATTGGTAGTAGTACCTTCTAATTGAGTAATTGAACTTTCTGCTGTAAATGTAGGTATTTTAGCCATTATACTGTTCCTTTAGGTTTATTCATCATTGAATATAAACTTGATCCAGTTGTTGCAACTGTTTGTATCTGTGCAAGTTTAGCTTCGTTTCTAGCCATTTGACCAGATATTCTTGCAAAGTTTGCTTGTTCTCTTTTGTTTGCTGCTGCAACTTGTAAATTATATTTAATTAATTCTTTTTGTAATTGTGCTTCATTAGCATTTGATAACATAATATTGTAAGCACTACCATTATCTATAACAACACCAGATTTAGCAAGTGCTACTCTAGTTTCTCCTTCAATTTTTGTAAAATTTTTTTCAAATTGAGCTATATCAAACTCTGCTTTTTGCTCTAATTGTTCTGCTTGACCTTCAAGTATTAATGCGTTTCTATTATTAACTCTTTGATTAAATTTACCAATTTCTCCTTGAGCTTCGTATTGAACAACTCCCATTGCTGCTGTAAAAATATTTGCTGCTCCCATTAAAATATCCTCGCATATCTATATTGATCTGTACCATCAAAACCAAACTTTTTCATTAAACCTTCGTTCTCCAAACCTAACCATTCTGCAAATCTTTGACCTTGTTTAAAATCTTTTCTGATTGCAGTTTGTACTCTTTCTATATTGTGTTCTTTTGCAACTCTAGCAAAATCTTTTTTAATTGCACGAGCTACACCTAAAGGATGTTTCCACATATCACTTGATGCTATAACCCATCCTTCTGCAACTCTACCCCAAATCATTTTCATTCCAGCAGCAAAGATAGGATTATTATTTACAATACCAGTAAAAGCTAAATGATCTTGTTCTAAATTTTTAGCATTACCTTCTACATTAATATAATGTCTGTCTGCTTCTAAAATTTTATGATTCATTTGATATGACAGTATAATTTGTCCATGTTCTTTTGTATAAGGTATTATATGCAATGTATTATCCATCATTTGTTATTAACCTTGGGTATAATGATAAAACTGTTAAAGGTAAAGGTTGAGTTTGCCTTACAATCATAAATCCATCTGTATCATAGTCTCCTCTAAATTCTACTTCTTTATCACCTGTGAATGGTGGAATACCTTGATCCATAGGATCGCTAGATTTTCTAAAAGGTACTCTTTCCATTTTGTTTAAGTCTGGTCCTATTTCAACACCAACACTTTCATATAATCTTGCAGTAACTTCGTATATTCTTTTTGTTTTAGCTTGTGATGTACCATTTTGTGATCCAGCATCTATTCTCATAGTTTTTAATAATGAAGTATAACCCAATCCAATCTTAACACTATTTGCAAATCTATCTAAACTAACAGCATTTGATGCTACAGTTTTATTGGGATGCGTTGATCCATCAGCTAATATATTAACTTCTTGACCTTCTAAATGATTTAATCCAGATAAAGAATTAACAACTTGCTTAACAGCATCTCCAGATGTGTGAGCTACTGCAGTAGTGCTTTCAGTTCCTCTAGTACAGCCAGTTAAATCATTTGTAGATTTTCCTGTATAAGTAATTATTTCTCCACCAATTTTTATTTTTCCAGATGATGTAAAGTCTGTTCCAGATGCTACAGTAACTGTAGTTGCTGAATTAGAAATGTCGCCATTTAATGTTGATGTTGCACCACTATAATTTAATTGTGAATCTAAAAAATTAAATGATGTATTGTCAGTTTGATCAAAATCAAATCTATTCAAATATTCTACATACCTTTTTGTTGCACCATTAATTGTTCTTTTTATAATCATGTATAATTCATATTCACTATCTTCAGTTGGAATAACAGCAACAGATTCACATACTGCTTTACTACTACCAAAAGCTCCGCCAAAAACGTGCCTATGCCAAGCAACAACTTCTTGTTCTCTTTGATATGTTAGTGCAACTAATTCACCATCATTTCTAACGCACCAAATAATTGCTAGTGGCTCTTCTTGATATGCCATTTCGGTAACTCCACCTTCAGTAACGTGTTCGGCAAGGATGGTAAGATCGGGAGCTGTATAACCATCTACATCAAAATTATAAGCTAGTTCTCTAATCTTTCTTTTAGCTCTTTGTAAAAATAATGTTGCGTTAGCAACTGCGATTGCATCTGTGTTTGCAGCACCATGGTTAGATTGTTTTTTAATTAAAATGTTTGTTGGTGTTACAGCATCATTATCTCCACCACCACTTACTGTAAATTCACCACCTGCTGTACCTATAATTAAAGTTCTACCGGCAGCCATAAATCTAATTGCATTTACTTGGTTAGATGCGATTGTGTAAATAATAGCATCATCATCTGCTACAGTACCACCAATGTTAGCATCCATATTTTCATAATCACCAGACCTAGAAAAATAAACTGTTTGTGGATTATTAGTAGTTGCGGCAAAAACTAATCTTTGTTCAAAGAATGATACGCAAGAAGGATGACCTGTAGTATCTGAAAATGCTCCAAGATACCAATTAGTAATAGGATTAGCATTTGCAAAAGCTGTAGTTATATTTGCTGTTACAATCGTTGTACTTGTTATAGCTGTAATAGTTCCGTAGCCACTATTAAAATGTATTTGTCTACCAACATCAGTTGCTAAAAATCCAGAACCACTATTAATTCCTGTAACTGCAGATGCCGTAATAGTTCTTGATCCTGTTCCAGCAGCAGAAGGTGTTAAAGTTGTTGTGCTAATATTAGCATCTAAGAATGGTCCATTAGTAAAATCCACTTCTGTTAATGTCCAAGAAGTATGTCCTGTACGAGATAACTTTCTAGTTTTATGACTAGGATGTGTGATGTACATAACGTCAGCACTTTGTGCAAATTTAATATCAAAAAGTTCTGCAGTTAAATAAGGTGAAGATATTTCATAAGGAGAACCACTAGATAATATTTGACCATTATCTCTATAAAATCTTATGTACTGATTGCCTAATTCTAAAATATAAGTTTGTGTAGTTGAAAATTCAAAAGGTATTAATCTTGTTTTAGTAGAACTTGTTTTTACTTCTGCAACATATTGTGTACCCGGTCTACGAGCTGCTGCACCATGAGGATAGATAACCATATTTTCTACAGTTGCACATCCAGCAGAATATTTTGCTAAATCATTTCTACCATCTAATCTTGGTGATAATTCACCTGCTGTAAAGTTTGAAATTTGTGCAGCTACTCTAGCCATTTATTAAAACCTTGAGTTTAAGAATGTACTTGCGTCTATTGCATCTGCCATACCATCTTCTTGAGAAACATTTTGACCTTCAGTTGAATCTACAAATCTAGCATCTTTTAATTTTTCTTGATAAGTAATTAACATATTTTGTGATGTAGTATTATTAGATGTTATTGCATAAGCAATGTCTGAACCAAGTGCAGCAGATAAAGTTTCTCTAAGTAGCTCATCATATTGATTAGGATCTTCTATTCTTGATATATATAATATTTTCATAGTAGTATTATTTGATAATACCGATCTACCTTCTACTTTGTAATTAGAATCAAAGTCTAGTATTTTTAAAAGTCTTAAACAATCTCCGGGTAAATCATATTTAAACTTAAAACCCCATGCAGGAGTTGTAGTTGATTGTGCTAGTTCAACTCTTCTTTGTAAACAGTTCCAAGGATGTGATCTAAACACCGCATCTCTTACTTGAGTATATCTTGAATTACAAAGTCTAGCATTTTTTGAATCTTCTGTAAGTGAAAGTATTGTTGTTGCACCTAATTGATTTAATGCTCCATTACAAATATCTACTGTTGATGCCATACTACTTCCTTATAATATACTTGCGTCTTATTTGTCTATCTTTTTCTAACGCAAATATTTCTTCTTCTGTTCTTTCTTCTTTAGTATCAAAGCCATAATGATATTTAGAATCATTTTTAAACCTATCTACTAGCACATACCTATATACATAATTATCTTTTTTAAAATGTAATACAGGTTTTAAATCTTGTATTTTCTTCATGCACTCTAGGCGGGTTCCACTCTCGCTTTACCCGCCTAAAATTTTATCTTATTAATCTACAACGTACATCATAGTACCAGTACCTGCAGCTCCACCCATAGTTACTGACACAGGAAGTCCATCCTTGTTAGCATCTACGACAGAGTTTTCACCTAATGCAATAGTGTTAGCAGCATTTACCGCAGTTGCAGAAGTAGAAGCAGCAGCCGCTTTATAAGCAGCAGCACTTAAACTTACAGCAGTACCCGCAGCATTTGTGTGTGCAGCATAACCTACTGATAAAGTAGTTGAACTACCTAATGCGTCATGTGCCAATCTACCAGAGATGATTCTCGCACCATTTGGTAAATTAAACATTTGAATCACATCACCAGATGCTAGAGAAGCTGCTTCATATTCCGCATGAGCAACTCTTACTCTACCAGCTAGTTCAGTAGTATCTATCTTTTGTGAAGGAACATTCTGATCCCATTTAGTCTTTTGTATCGAATAAACTGTAGCCATATTTTCCTCCTATTATGCTTCTGTACAAGTTATACCAATAACTTTCGCTTGTTCCATTCTAGTAGCACCAATGCTCATGCAGTAGTAAACTTGAGTAGCATACGATTTGTCTGCTCTTTCATCTATTCTTGCATTTACATCTTTACCAACACCTAGAGTGATTCCGTCTTGTGCGAAAGCTATGCAAGTTCTGTCATTGCCAGATTTTGCAAGTCTATTGGAAACTGTAAATTTGAAGCCTAAGAACGTATCAATTTCACCCTGTACTAATGCTTTTACAGTATTGAAATCCGAACTCGTAACTTCGGTTACATTTAAAAGATTATTGATCTGCTCCGGAGACACGATAATGTGTCTAGCGATTGAAGGATCAACATCAGCTAGATCAAACTTCTCTTTAGCTTTCGCTAATTTAGGAATGTTCAAGCCTGTAGTTGAGCCAACACTAGCAGCGATAGCTGTTTGTGCAGATTCAGTGCCAGTACCAGTTTCGCCTGTGTAGGCAGTACCAGTAGCAGCAGCAATAATCACATCATCCATTGCTCTCCCCATTGCGTAAGCAGCGGCTTGTGCGTAAGATGAAGTTGGGTCTATTAAGAGCCTAACCTTGTCTTGTTGATCAATTAGATCAGCAAACTCGTAATCTGCAAGAGATACTCTTCTTCTTGAGTGAGGAGTGTCTATTTGCGGAGTGTCCGAGTGTCTGCTAGTTTTTAACTGAGCAGTTACTGAACCTACTTGGTCAAAGAAAGCATTTTTTCCGACAACACTTTCCTGTCTAACTTTGTCTCTTAATAATGATCCCATTTGTTGAGATAGCATTTGTACGTTAGCAGAATACTGCTGTACAAAAGCTGTTGTTATTTGTGATGACATAATTGTCTCTCCATTATTATTGTTAAGTTATAATTAATCAGAAAGGTTATCCACTCAATAATGAGTAGGCAATTCTTGGATTTAAACTCTTTTAGAGCAGAAGTCTATTCCTTCTTGTCAGTAAGGTTCTTGCGAATTTTCTTACCTAGTATCCAATTATAATATTTTTCTGCGATTGGCAAGGGATCATTTTTCTGAACTTCAGATCCTGTTTCTTTAACCAATCGCAATATTTCTAATCGAATTTCTTGATCATTAAGATTATTTATCTGCATTTAACATTTCTCTTAACGTATAAACTTGTTGTACCATTTTATCGTGATCCGGATGTTGTTTATTCCAATAAGGTCCATTAGTATCATTAGTAATAGCTGATATTTCAGATTCAATATCTGTAACTGAATTTACATTTTCACTTTCAGTTGATACTATTTTATCCTCTGACATCATACCTGCTATTTTTGCAAATCCTTTAATAACTTCTGGATGATCACCAAGTCTTATGCCATTTGATAAAGTCATATCTAATACTTCTGGATTAATATTTGCTTTTGCTATCGCACCAGCTTGTTGTACTTTAGCATCAAAATCTCTACCCCATTCTGATCTTAACTCTTGTTCAGATTGAGCTTGTGCAGTTTCAGTATCTATTTTTGATTGTTGTGCAGAGCCTTCCATATTATTTTTATAAAAGTCTAAAATACCTTCTGCTTGTTTATTGTTTAAACCAAGTTTGTGAGATTGTTCGGCAAAAGATTTAATTGCATTTTCATCCATGTTTACCACATCAGATTCAACTTTTAAATTATATTTATCTGGTGATTCTGGTCTACCTAGTTTTTCGTATGCTTCATCCCACGTTTCTTGTGTAGAATTTTTTGTAGGTATTACAATTTTATCTTGACCAATCATTCTAGTTGCGTTGATGTAACTTTTTGCTAAAGCATCAATCTCTGTAAATTTTTCTATACTAGGATCTTTTCTAAATTCTTCACTAATAGAATCTTTCCAAGATGATGTTGGTTGTTCAGCAGGAGCAGTTGCTGGTGCTGGTGCTGGTGTTTGTTCTACTGTCTCTGTAGTCGCTTGATCTACAGGCACAGTTTCCTGTGTTATCTGTTCATTTGACATTTTTATTTATCCTTTGTTTGCAGCATTGATTTAATAAATAGAATGACACTGCGTTGTCCTTCCATGTATGCACTTTCATGGCTATCACCTTTTACATTAGTGGTAGAATGATAATGACATCTTTTTTCAAGATCAGCTAAGACTTTCTTGCCTTCCTCTGTATTGAATATGAATTTATAATTTTCTTGTAGTTCTTTTAAAAACTTTTCTAGTTGTTTTGTTTCCATATTATTCCACTTCGGCATTTGCTACAGCTCTTGCTTCTTCTGGCAAGGCTTTCGCTAGTGGTGCTATTGCTCCTCCGGCTTGTGCAACTTGTTGCATTTCAGCCATTTGTTGTTGTTGTTGTGCTGCAGCCGCAGCTTCTTCTCTTTCCGCATTAACTTGTGATTGTAGCTTCAATACTTTTTGTGGAATACCCACAAGATCAGCAACGTGCTTAACAAGTGAATCAAAATTTATATAATCAAATACTGGAGCAACATTAGCAAGTGATCCTAATATTTCTATACCTCTAGTAATTGATGAAAGCTCTGAAGATTTTTGTGCTTTAGCAAGAGGAGAAACATATTCTATTTCTATGTCTTGACCAGATAAAAATTCTGGTGCAGGAGCAAATTGTTCTCTTCTAAATAAAATATTAAAACATCTATCAATTAATGGTTTTAATAATTCTGATTGTAGTCTACCTAATACTGGTCCAAGTAATCTCATCTTTTCTTCATTTCTTTGTATAACTTCTGTTGCTGTCATTTGTGGACCTGTTTGTAACATAAGTTGATCAACATAAAAAACATTTCTAATAGC